TTGTATAGTCGAATAATGATTCGTTTGAGTATCATAAACATATTTCTATTATAGTATAGTCCTACCACGACACTTGAAATGGTCTGATTTTATTCAGTCAAAAAGAAACAACACCAGCAAATCATCAAGCTCAATTACTCAACACGGCGTAGCGATGCTCAACGTGCCCGCTCAAGCGATTGAAGGCACTATTCAAATCGCTTTTCCAAAACAATTCAAAACAATTCCTACTGTAGTTTGCTCTTTTGGTGGCTATGGTCTACCTGGTGAGGGTTGGACGGATACACCAAATTCGTCCTGGGGCGGCTGTGCTTTTAGTGCGGTAGGCGTTACGAACACCTCATTTACAGCCAGATGCCGTAGATTCGACGGCGCCCAACTTTTAGGGACGTATTATGTAAATTGGATTGCGATTGGCGAGCAGTCGAATTAGCAGTCAAAAAAAGACACCTCGAAAATGAGGTGTCTATATAGCAGCGACTGCAAATTACAACAATCGCCCAGCTATAATACTACTTTTTAAGCGATTGCTCAAGCCGGTAGTTTATCTCACCAGTTACACTACGACCGTTTTCAGCAGCAAGAACCACAAGTCGTTCATACACTTCCTGTTTAATTCTGACGTTGTAAACTGGCGTAGGCACGTCAACCTTGGTCTTGATGATCTTGCCATCCTTTTTTACAATTCGATTTACTATTGGCATATTCGCCTCCTTTTTTTATGAGGATACCCTAGCGCCAAGCGAGGCGTTAGTTTTATATTAGTTGTAAGTCATTCTCTATTTGGTAGGCGATCGCTTCCTGGTCTAACACCTCTTTTAATTCGTTGAGCGTGTTCATCACCTTTTGACGTTCGTCTGATAGATAGAGTACTGCCGTTTCCTCTGCTTCACCTCTCCAGTACCCGATGACTGGATAGTCGAGAGTGAAAGCTTCGTGATTAGCGTTTACGGTTGATATTATCTTGTCGACCTCAAGTTGTTTAGTCTTGTTATTGCTTCCGATAAAAGCTTTGATTGTAATTTGTTTCACTGCTATATCCTCTGATTGTTAATGTGCCTCGCTTGACTGTCTTAATTATAGCAAAGTTGCTTGCATAATGCAAGCATTTCGCGTGCATTTTATGGACTTTTTATAGTTTTCCACAGATAAAGATAATCTGCCTCATATAAAAAAGCTACCAGGATTGGAAACACAGTAGCTTAATCAAAGGTAGAGTTTCAGCTGTTCGGAAATCCCGAATTACTCAACGGCTTCTTTCATCTGTCGTACTAAGTCTAGAATAATAGTCTTAGCTGCGGATAATCCAGCCGCAATTGCAGACAATGCAGTAGCCATTGTCAGAGCGTATAATTCGTGCCAGCTCGCAGCGAATAGCAAGTTTACTAAGTTTACGCCTGCCAACAAAAATGTCGCGATAAACGTCTGCAAGAATGTCCATCCAGCGCGAATAGCTACGTCTTTATAGTTGATATTCTTTAATGCTTCTAGTGATTTCATGCCTCCTCCTTATTTCTTAAATAGGCTTATTAAAAAATCGATAATTAGCTGTAGCAAACTTTTGGTTGGTTTTTCAGTCTTTACTTCAGGTTTCGGCTTAGTTTCAGGCTTTATTTCGGGTTTTATTTCAAGCGTCTCAGACTGCTGAGGTTTACTCATTGCTTTCAATTCATCAATAGATATTTTCGACGTTGAAAAGTCCAAATTAAATCCGTCAATCTTTCCGTTTTCTGTATACTGATGAATAAGCGAGCCGTGTGCGTAATTGTCTTTTGTGCCGTAATTCGGATACCAATCAACGCGTTCTAAGCCTAGTTTCTGAATGATAGCTTCACCTGCATATGTAAAGACTTGCTTACCAGTTTTCTGCAAGACTAAGTTCTTAAACAGTTTCAATTGCTCGAGCGTACCTTCAAAATCTGGCTCTAAGTCGACGAATAGAAGTGGTGCGTTGACAAGTTTTTGAGCTTCGATAAAACGCTCTGCTTCAGCCTTTACTTCTTCTTCGGTTGAAAAATACGGTAGCCAATAAATACCTAATAGTTTATCGCCCGCGGCTTTAGCGAACTTGACCAATTTAGGGTCGATCTTGTTAGCATCACCGCCGAATGACTGACCGACATGACCAGCCTTGAGAATAACGCCAGCAAACTTATGTAAATGATTTACAATAGCGTCATCTTGATGATTTGAGATGTCCAGAATAATCTTGCTGTAGTCTTGAGTTTCAGGCTTCGGGGTTTCTGGTTTCGGGGCTGATTGAGGCGTCAAATCTGGCAAATCGTGTAAGTCCTTATCCTCGAATAGCTGACGGCTCATATACTTGCCGCTTCTAGCAGTAACGTACCAAACACTGTCTCCAGCGATAGGCTGACCGTTTGTAACGTAGCCTTTCATAGCGATGACGTCGCCTTTTTCTAGTTCCTGAAAAATAGCTGAATTCGTGTTAGCTTCATCGCGAGCATTACCGTCCTCTTCCATCTTGCGATCGGTCGGCTGCATTTCATCATAATACTCAGCGATCTGCCGTCCATCGCAACAGTATGAAAAACCTAGATACTCTGGCCCATAAACACCAAACCACCCCAGGATTTCCTCTATGCTGTTATAAATACCGCGTCGCCCAGCGTGTACTTCGCTGTCGTGGATTTCGATTGAACCGTCGCCACGCTTTCGCATTAAAAATACGTGTCCATACTCCACATATTGACCGCGAGAGAACCCTAAAAATCCGACCACCCACACACCAATCGGTGCGTGTCCAGTATCGATACGTCCGGCATTTAACTCGTTTATATACGCCGCTCTAGCGCTTGGTGTCCGTGATGGCGCGCTGATTGCGTCATCCACATATTGCAAACACCAGCCGCTTCTCGCACCGATATTGATATTTGGATTATAGATTTGTCGTACTGCCATCATCGCCTCCTGTTTATGGTTTATTCACGACTCTCACAATCAAATCGACCATAAAGCCAATCACGGTAATTACCGCCGTCATTACGCCAGCACCGATCTTGGCTTCGCTCTTGGACAGATAATTGCCTTGCATCAGTTCCACGCGGGCTATCAGGGCTTTCAGTTCCTCGGCATCGGCTTTCGATTCAGCCAGCTGTTTGACCGACTCCGCCAACCGCGAAACATTATCGTTTATTGAACTCAGTCTTTCATTCAGCACGTCGTCGCGTGCAGTCATCATGATGCCCAATTCCCGCACCGTTTTGGGTGTTTGATTCATCGATTCCTTGTCTCGTTTATCGTTCATTTTCACTTACCACATTACAGATTAGACATATTCAACCCTCAGCTCGCCGTCAGACGTAGCGAACGCGTAGATTTTGAATGTGTTGCCGCCGAGGTCGACCAAGAAATCTGATATATTTAGCCACGTCTGTACACCGCCGCTGCTTCGCCGGCGCTGGAAATAGCGAGTAACATCCTCTAGTCCTGAGCCATGACTGCTGCTCCTGCCAACCATCAGCTTAAAAACCATACCCGACTGATATGTGCTGGCTTTCGGCGTAAATACGATTTTGAACCGCCTCAGAAACGTTGCATCACGCTTGTCGATCGCCGCTTCTAACTTGATACGAAATACCTGCACGCCGTCAGCACCAACACGCTGTGCTGCTTTCATCTCGGTAATTTCACGCTCGCACCGCGTAATGATTCGCGCCATCGTCTCGCCGTCTATCTCTTGAATCCTCATAACATCCTACTTTCGATTGTCAAATCGACACTAGTATTTGCCACCACGGCACACTTCATTTGCGTCAGCACACTGCTCAGCCCCTTTCGCACGTACGCGTATGCAAACCATCTGCGAATATACCGCGCGTCGCTCGATATTGGTATTATGTCAATACGAGTCGGTGCTGCACTGTTTATCAACATCTTGTCAATAATCAAATCAGCCAACAAGAACGTCTTATCCTTTTTTGCGGCCGCCGTAATGATAAATGGCACGCCAGAAGCTTGCTGTTGCCCACCAACTACATTAGCCACCTGATTAAAATCCCACTCGTTGTTGCTGGCACTCTCGTAAAATACCAGCCCGTTTGATGCCATCACTTGGCCAGTCTTGAGGTCGCGGATATTGCGATCAAGTGACGTTAGAATGTCTGCCAGCTGGTTTTCTGGTAGCATACTCAGCCGATTCACAACAGACTCGCTTTCATACTGAACGAGCCCCTGTCGGTCCCTAGAAAAATACACTTGGCGTAGACGTATTTTGTCTGCCCCGGTTGCGGATTGTCGATAGTGGCGCTG